AATTTAGAAAACTTTTTTTGTTTTTTTGAATTCCACTTGTTCTTAAATCAAGATCAACTATTTGTTTTCTTTCAAATAATGTGAAATCAACAACTTCTAATAATGTGTGTAAAATTTGTCTTTTTATTAACCCTGTTATTTTGTTCCAATTATCATCATCGACTATTGGCTCAACCCATGTTTGTAATACTAAATAAATTGATTTTAATTCTTTAGAGTCGACTGTACCGTAGTGACATTTTGCATCATCAAAAATGTTTAATTTTGATGTTTTTCCTTTTTTCATTTTTCATTTCTTTCGAGTTTATTTTTAACAATAATAATTAAAAATGATAAACTTGTCAAAAATTAAAAAAATACTTACTATTTATATTATAAAACCAAAAAAATTTATGATTATTGTACACGTTAAAAATGAAAAATCTCTTGAACAAGCATTAAAAATATATAAGTATAAAATATATAAAACAAAACAAATTCAAAAATTACAAGAACGTCAAGAATTTAAAAAACCCTCCGTTAAACGAAGGGCTCAAATTAAAAAGGCTCAATACAAACAGAAAAATCAAATTTCTTCTTGATCTTTTTTATTATCTATTTTTTTTCCAAATATTAGTTCTGTTGAGGTTAACCCTAAAGATCCAAAAGCTAATAACCCTATAACATCCACTAAAGATTCGTTAGGACAAAGTTTACCTTGTGAAAAAACGGAAGCCATTAGACTAACGATTAAACTTAAAACACAAATTATTCCTATAAATCTTTTTGAAGATAATGTTCTTGATCCTGAACCTAGTAAGGATTTAAAAAAATTTATCATAGACCCAAACTTAATTTTTTTAGTTTATAATAATCATAATGGTTACACTTGGAATCTGTTATTTTATTAATAGTTTTTTCTATAGTATTTTGTAAATCTTTATCCTCAGATTCATTTAAGGATTGTTTAAGATTTTCCAAAACAATATTTTTTACTTTATCAAAATTTTCTTTTAATTCTTCGCTTGTTAATGATAGTATTCCCCCCAACTCGTTTTTATCATTTTCATTTAGTGATGTTAATTCTTTTTTTAAATTTTCATTAGCTATTTTTACCATTGAGGATATTGGTAGATTAATACTTTCGGTTACAGATTTTTTACTTTCTTCTTTTGTGATTGTATTTTTTATATTTTTTTTAGATTCTAAAATACTTTCTAAATTTCTAATTCCGGTAGTATATATTGCGTTATCAATATCTAAATAATTATTTTGTTCTTTATCATTCCAAGAGTTTATCCAAAGAGACACGTCTTTTAATCTTTTAGATTGACTTTCAAGTAATACTTGGGAGTATTCAACTGTTTCATTTATATAATCGTTTACTATATCTGAAGGCAATCCTTTGTTAGACGATAAATCATCATATATGTAATATAATTCACACAGGTCTTTATTTTTTAATATCAATGAATTTAATTCAAATATAAATCTTTTAAAAGAAGGTTTTTTTGCCAACTCAGAAGCCGTGTTTTCAATTTTTGTTTTTATTGTACCAAAAGTGCTCATATAATTTTTATTTATAAATATCACTTATTAATTAAATCTTTCAGTTTTTTGTCTACTTGATCTAAAGATATTCTTCCTTTTGATAAATCTAATGAAGTTTTACCATAATATAGACTATCCTCTAATATTAAATTTAAATCATTTTTTTTAAAACTTTCAGGCGCTAATTCCCCTCCACCCGGTGATGGTGGTTCAGGTGCCGGTGGTGGTGCTCCACCAGGTTCAGGTGCTCCACCAGGTTCAGGTGCTCCTCCAGGAGACGCCTCTCCACCAGGTGCTGCTGCTCCTGCAGATTTTTTAGTATATAATTGATCAATATTATCAAATATCCCAGTACTTGTAATAACTTCAGGTGTTTTCGCCAATTCCCCGTAAACCGCCCTTTCTATTCTTTGTTGTTGTATATCTAATTTTATTTCTTCGTCAGAAAAACCTAAAATGTGTTTTTTAGCCCAAGACGCCGATGTTGGTGCTAATGAATTAGCAACCTCAGCAACCGCTTCTTTATAAAGGGTTATTTTTTCTTTCCAAATTTCAATAGATAATAACTCACCTTGTTTAGAAGGGTTATTCAAACTCAATGTAAAGTTTGTTAATTCATCTTCAAACCCTAATAAAAATAAATGTATAATAGCGATTTTATTTAATTCTGCAATCATAGATTTTTGAATTCTATTGATAGTTCTTGCAAATCTAATGTCTAATAAAGATAAATTTTTACCATCACCTACAGCCTCTTCAAATCCTAAATATGCTTTTGGTATTCTAAGTGCCGTAACTAATTTCTTTTGGATATACTCAATATCCGCAATTTCAGCCAAGTTTTGACCTGCAGGTAAAGTGTCGATTGGATTACCGGCAGCGGCATCTCTAACGGGAATAAAATAATCTTGGTCTACCGCCAATTGATTGTATCTTAAATCAACGTTTCCTGTTTGAGGATCCGCGATTTGGTCCCTTTTAAATTTATTAGCAACTTTTTGAACGTACGCATCAACATCTTTATCGTCCATGTTACCAACAAAAATTTTAAATACTCTTCTTTCAGGTGCTCTTGAAACCCTATAAACAAGCATCGCATCCTCAGACAATAATAATTGTTTCCAAATACGTCTTGCTTTTTCTAACATAGATGTACCATAAGGTAATTTTCTATCATCACCCAAAATTCTAAAATGTGCAACTTCCCAAGTATTGAACTCCATGTTTTTTTCCTTCCAAACAAATTTTAATGCGTCGTTTTCCATTTCTTGGGAGTACTTATCGGGTTGGAATCTCATACCCTTTTCTAACCTTTCTATTTGTATATTAGGTAATTGCTGACATCCAACAACACCGTTTTCAGGGTCCAACTTCAAGTAAATAAAATTATCACCAAACTTACATGTGTTCCTTGTCCACATAGGTAGGTTAGTATTTATATCAAGCTTGTTTGTAAATAGATCTGTCAATACTTGTTTTATTCTTTTAGACTCAGAATAAACCCTTAAAATTAATCCATCTTGGTCGGGTGTTGTAGATTCTTCAGAGTATATATCAAGGGCTGCGGATATTTCTGGAGTATATTCCATAGATTCATAGTCATAATACGATGCCATTCTTGTTGGTTCATAATAAACCGCTTGTTGGTATAGATTTGTCTCAACTCTTTGCCATTGTTTACCAACATACATTGTTTGTTGGGCTTCAAGTTTTTCTTTTTCGTATTCGTTTTTATCTGTGGTTTTTAATAATTGTTTTTTATCAAATTTAAAAACAGGTGCCTGTTGGTCCATTGTTGCGTTAGGTCCGAAAACTCTACCTAACCTTTGCCAAACTGTATATTTTTGTTCTGCCATAATTTTTTTATTTAAAAATAGGATCAATTAATTTAATTTAAACCCTTCTAGGTCCGAATAACCATAAATAGTTTTGATAATCGCTTTTAGAAATTTGTCCTCGATTGTAAATTTCGTTTTGTGATGTTGATATTGGTAGTCCAGGATTAAAACTCGTATAATCCCCCGTATATTTATTAGACTCGACAGACCAAGACTCTAACATCGCCTTTGCTTGTTCCGTTGCCTTCTCAAGTTTAGAAAAAGATGTTTCACTAACATATATAGCCATAGCTAAAGCCATTATTAAATCGTCATGTTGCCCTTTTTGATGGTCAGGTCTACCATTAATATATACAAATGTGTTTAATTCATTAAAAAGTCTTTGGGACCTAACTTTAAAATCATGTCTTAAAGATTCTTCAAATGACGCAACAATTTGAACACGTTTAGCATTGAAGTTAATCCCCGGTATTTTATCATTTGATTTTGGATCCCATTTCCATTTGTCTGCCGGATTTACACCATCAACGTATAAGTTTTTATAACCTAATTCTTGTAATTTTCTTGATGTTGCAACACCCATCCCACCTGTAATATCTGTCACAATAAACGCATTATACATAGTTCCCCATTTGTATGCGATTTCAGCAACAACATCAGGGGGTACTTTACCGATGTATTCCATAACTTGTTCCCTTTCATCAAAATCAACAATAGTGAAAGTGGTAAAATCCTCGCTGTCACCACGAGAAACGTCCATACCTAAAATGTACTTATGGTCAGTAACCGGTTCTTTCCATTGCCAAAGAGCACCACCCATTAATTTATTTTCAGGTTCTTTAATGTGGTTTTCTTTAATCGATTTCATTGTTTCAGGTGGTATTACGTTATCCCCCGAACCTAAAAAGTTACACTCTAACTCCTGTGAAATTTTTCTTTTATCAAACTTTAGTTTTTTGGCCATGGCCTCAAACCAAGAACTATATGCCTTATAACCGTGGTTTTCAATTTTATCCTTTATTTCTTGAAAGTCCCTATCAGAAACTTTAATATCTGAATAATCTAAAGTTATTTCATCATCTTTATAATCAGCCCTATTTAACATGTAATGCACTATGTCATTACATTTAATAAGTTTTAAATCTTTTGAGTATCTTGGATCTCTAAACCAATACATTTCAGTTATTCTAAAGTCATTCATCCCTTTAATTGCCTGACTGTAAATTGAATAATAAATCGGATCGAATCCATTTGGTGTAGATATTACGATAACTTTACCTCCTGTTGAAAGGGATGCCATACAAGCAGACCAAAAATCTTCATCCGCATTAATGTAAGCCGCTTCATCGAATATTAGTATTGTGGGGGTATATCCACGTAAAGCATCTTTTGATGTTGCAACAGCCTTTACTTCACAACCATTAGTTAATTTAAAGTGTCTTTGTGAATTTTTTTCAGCAGAAAACCCAACACCCATCCATTTTGGCCATTGCTCAACAAATGCACGAACTTTATTTGCCATCTCAACAGCTGTATCCATTTTGTTTGCAATAATTAGGATTTTTTCAGGTTTTTCTTTACGAGCAAAAACTAATCTTTTTGATGCCCACGCAGAAGTAACTGTCGAAACACCCGCCTGACGATATTTTAATGCGATATTTTCTTCACAAGTATCATAATCTTTTACTAATGTTACTTGGTCGTTGAAAAGTTCTAAAGGTACGTATTTAGACTGTGTATTATCGTATGTTTGTAAATAAGTTTTAAGTGCGTATGGTGTGTCATTTACGCATTTGGCATATTCTAAAAGTGCTTGTTCTTTTGATAAAGACATCCATTATCTTTTGTGACCTTTAATTACTCTAAGTAG